CTATTGGCGAAACTCTAACCTGGCGCTAAGCTGTCGCGCTCAGGCAGTGCGCAATCGCAGCATACCTTACTACCATGCCGTCGCCATTTGCGCGCCGCGCTTATTCTGCGCTCATTCCTTTTTGACGCTGACTTTGGAGGTGTTCTAAGAAGTCAGCGGACAAGCCAACGTCCTCAGCTGCCTGCTCGCGAGGTGTGCCAGAATTCGCGGCCAGCTTGTCAATCGCCTTATTCAGCGCCGCCCATAATGCCGCGTCGGGGTCGGGTTGCCCTGCCATAGCAGAATAGAGCGCCTCTCGAATGACTGCGCCGCGTGAAACGCCGGGGCGTTCCTTATTCAGCCAGCGTATAAGGTCAGTATCGCGAACAATATTCAGCCTGAAAGTTAACACTATCGTCTGAGGTTTTTTAGTCTTAGCCATTGCTACACCCCCTGCCCATCTAAGTGGTCATACAGTTTCCGCAGCTTTAAGCCGCCGCGTACATTTGCAAAGTGGATATGCTCGGACTCTTCGGCCAGAATAACGCGGTTGTGGTTTAGCACTGGCAACAAGCGATCATATAGCATTGCGCTGCCGCCGCCCGTCAGGATGATAGTGTCATAGTTGAAACCGCCGCCGGTTTGCGAGCTGTAAGCATCGCTAATCTGGTTTAGTAAATTACTGGTAGCCTCGGTTGCTTCATTCTCGCAATCAAACTCGCGACCACCACCAACAAAGACGCCGGACGCCAGCGCCTCCCTCACCCGTTGCGGGCGCAAACTATTAACCTGCTTGAATGCGGCGCGGTTGTTGCTGCGTAGCGACTTCTCAAAATCCGCAACCGCCTGATTGATACCGACCGGCACCGATACATTCAGCGAATAGTCGGCTTGCGCGCCCGGTGCTAAACTCAAAAAGTCAATCGTGTGACCCCCACAATCTACCACCAAAATCCACCCCTCGTTTATGTCTTTACGGCGATAGCTCCCGCCGTCACTCGAGAGTATCACGTTCCAAAGACCGCCCGCTGGCTCATCAAAAGTGTTGACGTGCTTTACGAAATAGCTGCGCTCCTGGTTGTTAATTTCGATATGATACTTGCCCAAACATGCGGACATTAAGTCCGACCGGAAGTCTAAATCTTGCGGCGCATGCGATGCAAAGATTCTCACGTCGCCGCCGGTCTGGTAGCAGCGTGCCATCATTGCGCCCGCAAGTAATCCGTAGTAGTCGGGCGTATAGCGGGCCGCTCCCGCCCGTCTGGTAATGACGCCATGCCGCTCAGCACTTTCACCCACCACCAGCGGTTGCCCGTTAATGCGCAGATAGTCATCACCCGCGCCGCGCTGGCCCGCTCGCGTCAAAATGTTTTGATACTCTGCCTCTGATAACAATTGTAATGCGTGTGGAAACTCGCATTCCTTCCCGCCGCCGGTCAATCCCTTAATGATGGAATTGCCAGCGTCAAACACTAGCGTTCGTATCATGATACTTGCCTCATGTGTTACACGTGTGCCATACCAATGTATGCTATATATAACACATACGCCAGAAGATGCAAGGCGGTCGTGAGTGTTCAGCCAAAACTTAATAATGCGGGGCAGATTGTCGCGATAAGCTGATGTGAGGCGGTCGCACAGGCGGTCTGTTCTCTAGCGGCGGCAATGATGGATGAAACCGTGCCTTAACGCGCTTTTGGGCGCGCCTACGTGTATTCCGTCCGACCGTCCCGTAGAGCGGCGCTAGCGCCCTCGCGTCTTAGAATGAGAGGCCCGGCCGTCTGATGCGACCGGCGGTAGCTATCACGTCTTCCGAAACAAAACGGCGGGAATGTCGGCATTTAGCGCGCTCGCTTGCGTGGAAGTGAAAACGCCGGGATTGCCGCCTATTTCATTAAGCATCGCTTTAGCGGCAAACACAAAAGCGTAATCGGGATTAGTGAATGAGTCTGCCCCTAACGCCTTTACTTCGGCCCATAGCGCTTTTAGGCGCTGCCAGCCTACCACGTCGGTAAGCGTTATCCCTTCGGCGATTGATTCCGCTTCGGCAACAATTTCAGCGATACGCACGTCGGTAAATTCGGCGCGTAGGTCTTTGAGCGCGTTGGTGTTGGCGGTGCGGTGCGCGTCAATAGCGCGAATAGCTGCCTGCTTGCGGCGTACTACCGCGTCCTGACTGACTAGCTTTGCTTCGGCGCGGTCGGCGGCCTTCGTGCTGCCTGAAAATTCAGCGTCGTACAGCACGTTGTCAACTTCGGCTTGATACGCCGTGTAATCTTTTTGCGCGACAGTCAGCGCCTCTTGTAATTCGCCGCGCTCCGATTCAAGCACAGCCGCACGGTCGATTAAACTTGTCTCTTGCTCCTGCATTTCTACCGTATTCATTTTCTTAGCCTCTCTAGCAGACGGCAACCGCCCGCTAGTATCGTCTGGTGCCTTGTCTGCATTACGCTGTTTTCGGTTGCCACGTTCCGCCGTTGTACACCGGCTAGGCAGCAACTTTAATCACTCTGCGCTTGCTCCGATTTGGCTGTTATTGTTAGTCGGCGAACGCCAGATACAGAAGCGCCGCTTTTTTAATCCGCCGCGCATGCGCGCTGCTTGCCATAGCGTGGGCTTGCGTGACGTGCTTGCCGCACAGCCCGACGCTGGCTAAACATGCCTCAGCTTTTGCGGCGCTAACCATTGCGAAGGGATTGGCGGGTCGGTGCCCTGCTTGCCGCGTATCTATAAGTGTCAATTCCACGATAGGCCATTGCGTTATGCGCTTGCCGATTTTGTCTTTAATTGAGCGAACGAAACTTGCGAGCGCTTGGCTACTGGCTCTTAATTTCCCGGCCTGCAACGACTCTAAACATTGGCGCGCTCGCTTGCTAGTGCGGTCTAGCGTGCAGGTGTACCACCTTCCTTCGGGCGCGTCGCGGTACGCAGTTGCCGCCCCGATTTGCTCAGCAATGTCATCATAGACGCCGTGCGCATAAAAAACCGGTCTGGGTAAATCTGGCAGACCGGGCATGCTGAAATCGGTCTGTGGTGTGAAGTAATCGCCCTGGCTATCGACGCCATCGAACGGGCCAGAGTAGGGGACTAGCACATCAATAATGTTGTCGCTGATAGCTTTAATTGTTGCGCTCATGTGTTCGCCTTTGACATGAAATATCTTTTGAATTCTGGCAGGTCAATCTCGCTACTATCCTCACAGCTGACAAAGACTTTGCGCGTCAAGCCAAGCGCCCGCACTATGTCCAGGTCTAAGGTGGCACCGCTGTCAGCGTCCGACACCTTATCCCGCTCGACTTCTATGTAGATAGTCGGCAAATCAAGCGGCCTCGAATCCGGCAAATGAAAACCGCGCATGCGCCAGTCTTTTGGTGAGGGCGTCAACGAATACTCTAAAATTGGACGGCAGGTCGCTACGCCATCGTCATCGGTTTGCAGAAGCGCACGCATCGCACCAGAAGACCACCCAAACCAACCTTTTTCAATAAGCGCCATCCAACCTTCATAGTCGGGATGCTGATTATCCAAGCGGGCGGTAACGTAGATACCCTTATCGTCAAGCGTTTCGCTTTCGACCCAACCTATGACGCCAGCATCGTCGCGATTATGCGACCACAACACCGGTTTATTGGGCACCAGGTCAAGCATAAAGTCGGTGTCTTTGCTGTAGCGGGAAGTGGTGCCCCGGTCGCCGAAGAGCAAACCGTAGTCACCAATCAGGCCATCATCGGAGAGTATCTTAATCACCATTGTCCACAGTTTCCGGTTCGTCTGGCGCAGCCAGCTGCGCTTCGCGCTGTAGCACCGCGAAACCAATTGCGGCACGCGAAGCAGCGCCAAATGCCGCGACTATCTGCCAGCCATCATTTAGAAGCTCAGCAACTACGGTTTCCGAGTCGATACACGTTGCTTCCTTTTCGCTGCTGAATGGTTTGACGTCGAAAAAGATAGACACTATTTTTACTTCTTGCGTCATAAGGTTGGCTCCATAAGCGAAACGCGCCCGCTGTCGATAAGCTGCCTATCATTCTCTACGCGCTGCGCCGCAAGCTCTAGCTGTTCGGCGTGCCACTCTGGCGTGCCGTGATATGCAACGGCGGCATGTATTGCGCGTTTGTTTTCGCGTTGCGCGCTGTCGGCTGCAAGGCGTGCTTCATTGCGAACGCGGGCACGCTCTGCTTTGCGGGCGAATGTTTCCGTAGTCTTGCTTGCTATGGCGGCATTCGGTGTTAATTCTTTACTCATTGTTACCACTCCACAAATGCTATTGGTGAACCGCGCCGCTGGCCTGCCACATCCGGCAAGACAAGCAGCATAGCTACTATTGGGTCGATTTTGGCGCTACCGGCTTTCCGGATGTGCAAGCCCTGACTGACTTCTTTGGCCGCCGCATTAAGAGCTGCTGACCTTAGAATCTGACCCTGACTTGCGGTCTCCGGGTCGTCTGACTCATGGTCGAACACCTCTATTTTTTGGTCGCGGATACTCTCGTAAAGCAAGTTGCCGCGTGGTGCCATCTCTTGCAAAGACTGCGGTACTTCACGACACCAGATACTTTCATTGTTCAACTGTTCTGCTAAATTAACGGCCTGCGAAGGATCGTAACGAATCTGCGCAAGCCGGTAGCGCGTGTTTATGTGCCGAATCGTGTCGGCAACCTCTTGCAAACTTACCGGGCGGGTCGGGCTGGGCTTCCACGTATGCACCCACGCCGGGCGGGCCATCGCGCCCGCCTCCGATTCATGGCGGTACATACCGACAAGCGCGGTCAAGTCTGACTTAATGCCCACGTCCAACCCGGCGTACACCGTCACATCAGCGCCCGGCGGCAAAGGTCGTAAGTCTTTGTTTATGCAAGCGTCCCACATTTCGGGGCTTATGAATGCGCTTTCGTCGCTTGTCCACTCATTCATGTGGTAACGGCGGTAGGTATTCGGGCGCAACGTGGCGCGCTGGGCTGCATAATATGCGCCACGTTCTTCGGCGGTGCCCGGCCAACAGCGCTCTTGCGCCTTGACGCCCTGCATAATGAACGCCAGCGTCTGACTGTCAGCATCGAAGTACATAGAGTCGGACACGCTGTCCGATTGCAGCATCTTAGCAAATAATGGCTCGAATATCGGCGAACGCTCCGCAACGCCAGCGTAGCTATCAATCAGGCGAATACGTGTACCGCGCTTGGGTGTCAGCGCCTCAAAATTGCTGACTTGCGCGTTGTGTTCAAAAGCGCCTAATTCGGTAAAGCTAACACCTTTGAAATTGCCGCCTTCGTGGCCGGGTGCGTCGGTTGGCAGTGCCTCGATAACTGAGCCGGTTGGCAGAAATTCAAGCTCGACACCTGCTACGCGCACCTGCTTAGACAGTACCGGATGGCGTTGTGCCATGTCGCGAATAGACAACCACACGCGGCCTTTAGCTTGGCCGAGGTCATGCGCCACGCTCACGTAATGGCCGGGGTCGGTAAGCCACAGGTACGCGAGAATAACCGCGTTTAGCTCAGTCTTGCCGGTGTCCTTCACAGTGCTGATAATCAAGGTCTGCACGGCGCGCTCACGCGCCCACCACTCATCAATAACCGAACGCTGCCACTCGTATAGCTGGATAGGCTTACCATCGAGCATGATGTAACCATACGGATGCTCGGCCCACTGGCGCGGCGTCCAGGCGGCCCACTTGTCAACAAGCGGCGCAAATTCGGTGCTGTCTGGATTAAGTGGCCCTAAGCGGGCGGTGCTAGTCCGCGTCGACATTAAGCGCAGCCTCCAAGCCGTCTGGCGTTCTGTCAGTCATTTTATAGGCTGCTCACATTCTTAGTTATGCCTAATTCATACCTTAGGCGTGGCTAAATTATACCATACAATTTGTTGTATTGCACCACACACCGAAACAAATAGACGCCACAAAACGCTATTTGCTAAGGCGTACAGAGTGTCGTATAATTACCAATAAGCGACAGACTAAACGACTCAAAAAGAGGCTACAAACATGGCAGAATTAGCACTTATTGCGGGCGCGAATGTGCCAGACTTTGCGCCAACCGGCAACGCAAACACTGACTCACGTCTCCGAAAGTATGCGCAATGGCTTATGGATACCGGCGGCAGTTGGTACGCTCCGAATCTAGCGGCGTATCGTGACGCTATGCTAGACGGCGGCAAGGCGCGCTCGACTGTAAGCGCTAACCTATCGTCTATCCGCGCTGCATACAGACGACTGATGCGCAACCGTGACGCATTCTATGCGCTTGCGCCAGACGGTGCGGACGTGCTAACACGCAAAGCATTTGTCGACGAACTGATAGCGCGCATCAACAACGCTATTCACCCTGCCGAGTCACCAGTGAAGCAAATTGTTAAGCAGGACGTGAGCGACGGCGAACACTTGCGACTGTCAAAGATACAAGCAGAGCGCCTACTGGCTGCCCCACTGAAAGCAAAGGGACGCGGTATGCAGAATGCAAGGGACGCCGCAATCGTAGCGCTATTGCTTTGCACTGGCATAAGGGAAGCTGAATTGGTAGCGCTGAATGTGGCAGACTTGCGCGACCGCTTTGGTGGTGAGCTGTCGTTGCTGGTGCGCGACGGTAAGAATAGCAAGCAGCGCCTTATACCGTATGGCGCGCTAGACGGGTGCCTGGTGTTGGTGAATGCGTGGCTAAAATTGGCAGGTGTTGAGAGTGGCGCGGTATTCAGGGGGTTAGCTTACGGCGGGCGCAAGCTGGCGTCTGAGCGTCTTAGTGTGCGTGGTGTGCAGCGAGCTTTGGCGCGCTATCCTATCGCTATCGAGGGGTACAAGCAGACTGTAAAGCCGCACGATTGCAGGCGGACGTATGCACTACGGCAATACATGGCGGGCGCTGACCTGGTAGCCATACAGCGCAATCTAGGGCATGCCAACGTCACTACCACGCTGGGCTACATCGGGCAGCTGGACGCAAGCAGTAGGCGCGCTAAGGCAGTCTATGATTTGCCTCTTGAACTATTAGCTTAAGCGCGCTATTCGTCGCCTTGCTCCGCTATCCACTGCTCAGCGGCTGCATGGGCTTTCTGTCTGGCTTCCGGCGCGGTAACACCGTAGCTTTCGCCCAACGTTATTTCCTCGCCGACACGCAAGCCGTCAACGAACCTTGCTATATGCACTGTAGCAGCGTAGCGCAGGCCACCTGCCAATGGCGGTATGATTTCAGTCGTGGCTATGCGATAGTCGTATCTTACCGCCATGATTCACCTCTCTATATGCTCACTGCTCAACAATCTGTAACAACAATACAGCGCCACGCCGTTTAGCGTCAAGCAGTAGCGCGATTTGTGGCACAAAATCCTCATTAATTGCGAACGTAACCAAAATGCCGCCGTCAACAGTTGTGCGGATGCTATGGCATAGCACGTCATGTATCGTGGTGGTGTTGTCAGTGTCGCCAGTGTCACTCATTGTCTACTCTCATTCTCTGCTTGTATGCGTGCCTGGCGCGCTCTACACAAACTGCAATTCTTGAATACCTTGCCAAGTGTCATATAGTAATCAACTGGCCTGAGCTTCCTGCAAGTTTCACACCTTACACGATGCTCCGGTACGCCGCCGCTTCTCCAGGTATTGTTAGTCTTAGTTTTTGCTACCATTGCCTACCCTGGCAGCAATCCGCCTGGCTATTGCAGCGCGCGTGTGTTCGCCACGGCCTTCGAGTTCGACGTCGCGTACCAGCCAGTCAGTCGCGCTGCCAGCAAGTAAATCTTGCACCTTATGCCCTACTCGAAAATTACCGTTAAATCTTGCCTCGTTCATGTTTGCTCCCATGTCTATTTTACCATGTTCAATCACGGTCTTTTTTACCCGCAGATACGTTGTTTGTTTTGCGCGGCCTGTATTCTGCCGCTGATACTCTGCGCGTTGGTATCTCACCACGTGGTGAGAAGTTGTTCGTTTCGCCTTCGGCGGCAAAGCCTGATAAGCGGTCAAGTACCCTTCTGGCTGATGTGCCTGCTTGTCTTACTACCGCCGCTACGCTGTGTTCGAAACTTGCCCACCCGGATTGTGTCTGGCCGTTGTGGCTTGTTTGCTCTGCACAGCGAACATATCTCTAAAGTTGCCCCCAGGTATTGGTAATAAATCTTTGGACGTAGACTCCTGCATTTTGTGCAGCGTATTTTCTTGCTCATTGTTTCCTCCGATCGCGGGATTTTTCCTACGCAGATATGTTGTTTGTTTTGCGCAGCTCGTATTCTGCCGCTGATAGTCAAGCTAAGTACCGCTTACGGTCAGCAACATTGTTAGCTCTACGCCTATCGGCGGACCTGCCACACAAGTGGCAAGTACCAGCGCTACGCGCCGCGCTTTGCGCTCCCAGTTGGCAAGCATAGCTTGCCCCTTAACTACTTTTCAAACTTCAAACTACCCTACAGACATTCAACGTCGCATAGCCCATTGCCGGTAGGCAGGATTCGGAGAATGAACGGACTGCCCCAAACCGGGCAGCTTGTAAGAGACAAAACTGCACCAGTTTGGGCAATCCGTGACACTTTGCCGTAAAGGCTATCATCGTGTCGGTCACGGAGCGGTCGCCATCGACCGCCGTAGCTCGAACCCGCCCAGGCTGTTAAAGTTACCGGGTGGTCGATTGCTCGACCTCGCTACGCTGCCCCTGCCATTGCTGGCCAACAGGCGGGGCTATCTTAATAGTGATTCTGGGAGTTACGCCAGGCACGTCCGTTGGGATAGTGTCCTGACTTTCTTGGCCGCTAGACTCTGGTGCGAGCGTCGGCGTGTGGCAAGCTGTTCACTATTTCGTCCCGCTTGCAAGGCTCTGCATTTGTGCTACAGTAGGGGGGTGTAGAGTCCCTCTGTAGCGGCCATGCTGATTAGTAATGGCCTCTTATGTAGCCCCCGGTTTTCACCAACCGGGGGTGTTGTTTGCCTAGATAACAAAATGGCCCGACTATTGGACAGTAGTCGGGCGGGCAGTGGGTAAAACTTTTTTACCACTTTTTGCGCTAAGGTGCATATTGCTTTTGCGCTGAGTTATGGTAGACTCAAGTTCAGGTTAAGTTTTACCCGCTATCGCTCTAAGCCTCAAGTCTGTCCAGACCTCTACGAGGCTTTTTGCGTTGTAGCCACATTATACCACATATTCCGAAGCATAGAACATATGTATCCGCTATTGGCGAAACTCTAACCTGGCGCTAAGCTGTCGCGCTCAGGCAGTGCGCAATCGCAGCATACCTTACTACCATGCCGTCGCCATTTGCGCGCCGCGCTTATTCTGCGCTCATTCCTTTTTGACGCTGACTTTGGAGGTGTT